GGCAGGCGTAGCGAGCGGGACGAAGGGGGCGTAATTCGAGGCCGGACGTTCACCCCCTCTCTCTGGCCGGGTGCCCCGCCCTCTCCCTCGAGGGGAGCGGGTGTTCATGGCCGGAGCCCGGGAGTAGGTGTAGCGCCGCGCGAAATTTGATGCGCCTTCGCGCGATAAACGTGCAGCATGAACTGTTTCACATGCGGCAAATGAATTACCAGTTTAGATCGTAAAGACCCTTAGCTCGTTGACGCTCCAGCCGGTCTGGCCAATAACGGTATGGACCTTCAACCATGAGATGCCATCGTCAGAGCATTCCAAAACCCAGTCAGCTGGAGCCCTAAGCACACGCGCAGCAGTATCGGCGGCTTGGACAGCGTACTGAACGATCTCCTGAGACGACACTAGCTCATAGCCGAGGGTGATCGGTAGGGCCTCCCCTCCAGCAGATGAATAGAACGTTCCTACCGCACCGTCAAACGCAGCTGCCGCAGGGTTGCCGCTGTACTGAGACGAGGCAAACGCCGACCCTCCGATGGCCACACTGGCCCCGCCTATAGATCCTCGCAGCTGGAACTCCGCGACATTCAGGTAGAAATCGGTAGCCCCGTTATTTGCAGTAACACGTAGCCTCCAGAAGCGATAAGGGCCAGAGGGGGCCACAGGAACCAGATGATCAAACTGCCACCGATGTTTCTGCGTGCTATCCAGCCCATCCCGAACAGACCAGGCTTCCGCCAGGACCTGCCCCTCATACGTAGTCGTCAGCGTCGCCGTGGTGCCAGTGATGCCGATCTGGCTGGCCAGCACTGCGCTGGTATCGGCTCGCAACAGTCGCGCGCTGTAGGTCGTGCCGGCTTCGGGGCCGATATTGCCTGCCGTTGTATCTATCAGCTGATCAGCCTGCTGAAGCCTATGCCGGTGAGACCAGGTCAATACAACATCTCCCTCGATCTCAGCAGGATATGTAACTCCATTGACTAGGAGATTTCCTGGAGGGTAAGGCCTGGTCTGGCGCCTAGACGTGGTGTGAGTATCGACGGCCGCCAACGCCAGATCTAGCAGGCCGGTAGAGGTGCGCGTCTGTACCTTAGCCTGCACGGTCACACCCGGCGCATAGTCGACAGGATCAACGGCCGTATCCGTCTCATAGAACCAGATACGTGCACCCGCTGCGTGGCGTGCCGGTACGGTGTCAGCGCAACCGCGCGCGATCACCAAGTCGCCCGTATCGATATCCAGGCTGACGACCCTGACGATCTCGTCCTCGATCATCGCCGGCGAACCAGGTTGCACCGTCGAGATATCGGTACCGTAAGTGATGCGTGTAGTCGTGGTGAGATAGTCGAGAGTGGTGGCGATCTGGGCGGTCGGGCACCAGTCGCCAGTGTCGACGCCACCCCAGGCCGCCGAGCCAACCCGAGTCAGCAGGGTATATACCCGCGCCGCAGCGCTGGGCCGGCGAGCAATCACGCCGACAGCGCATGAGGTATCGGTTACCTCGGCCATCTGTGCCGGCGAGAGGAAATGAACCAGGTCGCGATATGGAATCTCGAAAATCCGCCGTACAGTCGCCGGCAGCGGATCTGCTGTAGGCGGATTGACCGTCGGTGGCTGGGGCGCAACGTAGGCAGTGTCAGGCAGGCCATAGGCATCGATCACCGCACTGATTGTCACGGTTCCGGCCTCCAGCGTGCCGTAGTCGCACTGGCCAGCCCGAAGAACGAGCTGCTCATAGCCCCGCTTGAGTGAGCGGATACGAAAGGCCTTACCTGGAAGCACTACAGCACCCTTGCGGTCGAGGCGCACTTTAAAGCGCCGAACCGCGGCCGATTTTGAGCCCAAGTCCCGCTGGGCCAATCGCGCCGCCAGGCCGCTGGTAGGAATATGCGGGTACTGCACGGTCTCCGAGAGCACCGCACCGTTGCTCTGGATCGCTGCGTTGTTCTGCACGCGCACCTGGTCGTCGGCGCCGCTGTTCATCATGTTTGTGAACTTGACCACCACCTCATTGGTGGCCATGGCGCCATCGGCCGCATCGTCCTCATCGATGCCCAGCAGGCCGCTGTCCTCGTCGAACAGTGGCAGATCATCGACCACATAGTCGTCGCGGATCAGGTGCAGCGCCACCTGGCCTGTGACCAAGTCATCGAGCAGCACAGCATTGATGTGATCGATCACGCTCTTTACCAGAGCGCCCAGGCCTTCCTGTCGGCGCCAACAGATGCATAGGCCAAAGCCCTCCGCATACAGTTTGTCAGCAGCGGCTCGAAAGGATGCGTCATGAATTCGAGCTGTCGAACGTCCACGACCCCATTCCCGGTTGGTGAAGGCCTCGTAGATGATGTGAGCCGGGTTCATCGACGTAATTGTGTCGTTGCCCTGCCATATCAGGGCCTTCTCCGGGTACCAGACATTGTCGTCATCCCAGCCCGCCGTCACTCGCCGAGCGCGAAATGCCCAAGGCTTGGGATAGGGGTTCATCGAGCTGACCAAGCCATCGAAGAACAGCGTGGTCATCCCACGGAACGCCGGCACCAAGGCACTACCCAGCATGCGCTTGAGGCGAGGGTTTACAGGTTGGGTCTCGGTACCAAGCATCATGTCGATGGTGCCGTAGATCCCGCCTTCGCCTTCATCGCCGCCGAACAGAGAGCTGGCGGCGATCAACCAGCGTGCCTGGCCCAGCGCCGAGCCACGCCATGCAGTGCGATCACCCACGCGGATCTCGCGCAGCTCATTGATAGGCCCACGGCACAGGCTCATGTGAATGCCCATGAAGTAGCGGTAGCCGATCGTCTGCGGCTTATTGCTCTGGCCCATCGACAACCTCCTGCTCAGCTCGTTCGGCCAGGGCAATGGCAAAGGCATTGCCAGTGGCACGCAGCTCGTCGACGGGAATGCCCTCGAAAACGAACTTGTTGTAGTCGAGGCCCAGCTCGGCAGCGATAACGCGTGCGGTGCGCATGCACTGGCCAAGCTCGTGAATGTGTCGCGGCCAGGCGCGAATTACGGAATCCATGTGCTGCCTCCTACAGTTCCACTGCCCAGGCCGTCGTCATCTGGATCCTCGGGCTGGGTCGGATCCCACTCGATCAGCTTGTCTCCGACTGGATCCCACGGAGCCTTGAACTTGGCCTCAATCGGGTTCGTGGTGCCCGGCGCCAGGCCTGGTGTCCAGCCGCCGATGCTCTTCTTGCCGCCAGCGCTCTTGATCTTGGTGGTGCGGAAGTTGCCGTAGGTGTTCACGAACCAGTCCTTGATCCACACATCACCAAAGATCACGTACTGGGCGGTACCGACCTCCGCAACCGGAAAGTCGAAGTCTTCAAAGGCCGCAGCCCGAGGCGCGTTGTTCTTCGGGCGGTTGAGGTAGCTGATCGCAAAGCTGGCCACCAGCATGATGATCTGTGGCCATGGCACTACGGCCTGATAGATGACCAATTCAGAGATATGCATCGTCAGAACACCGGGTTGCCGTTGAAGGGGTTCTTGCCCATGAGGTTGGGGTCACCCCTGAAATTGTTCAGGTTGTTGAACTTGGCTAAACACATGGCGGCGGTACGGTTGCAGCCTGGGTAGACACGCGCGGGAGCGAGCGGCACTCCGGCCGTGCCACCCATCAAACGCATGTCGCTGCCAACGTGGCGCTCGATGGCCCGTCGCTCAAATTCACCGCTGCCGATCGGCCACTCGATGAAACCACCATCGAACCAGCCATTGGGATAGCCCTCGGCAGTACCGCTGCTGATCGTCAGCCCTGTCATGGACTGGATCGTCATATCGACCCGCCACAGATCTCGGTTGACCTTGCACTTGCGGTCGAACAACGCCGCACCGCAGTTGCGCTCATGAGTCAGCCGCAGGCCTGGTACGTCGAGGGTCGCCATCAAGGTCTGCGCACTGATCTCGCAGCGGTCGAGCGATGGCCACCGCACGGTCTCAATCGAACCACTCCAGGCGACCTGGGGTATGGTTTCGCCGTAATGGTGGTCGTAGATGATCAGCTCGATCTCGGCGCTGGGAGGAAAAGCCCGATAGAGCTGCGCGACCTCGATGTCGGCCTGCGCCGTTATCTTCATCCGATCGGCTGTGGTCTCGCCGGTACGGCGAATGCCGTTGTCGAGGATGCCACCACGTAGCGAGCGATATATCTCGGTACCTATCGTGATGTTGCGGTCACCGCTGGCGTACAGCCAGACGATGACGCCGCGCTTGAACTTGTAAAGTCGCAGCGGCGCACCATCGGCCAGTGAGCGCTCACGACTACTAAAGCTCATCGTCACGCTCCTCTTTGAATACAGTTGCCCAAGCGGCAACTCCCTGGCTGTCGGTCATGTGCTCGATCTGCTGGGTATCGCTCTCGAAGCGCATCAGGCTCATCCAACTGATGCGCGCAATGTCAGCAGGCTGCAGCTCGATGCCGAGTGCTTCATCGAGTGCCAAGCGCTCGGTTTGAGTATCAAGCTCGGTCGCACCCGTGATGCGGTGCATCAGCACTGTGCCGTTCCACAGCTCGATGCGAATGTCGCGGCGACCGGCCTTGCCGTTGCTGAACCGGGTGTAACCGATGTTCGCGATGTCGAGAGTGGTGGCGACCGCAGTGGCAGGCGCGATTAGCGTCAGGTCATCCATGTGAGTGGGCACCCACACGATTTTTTGCCGGCCGCGCATGGCGTAGATAAACGAGCGCACCAGGCCGCGTGCCTCACGGCCGAGGTCGAGATGGCGCTGCCCGAGCACCTGCAGGGCTCGCTGGGCAGTGTCGGTGATCAAAGGCTGAGCAAAGCCACTGTCCAGCGTCGAGCGCAGACGTTGCGCTGTATGTGTGAGGTTCTCGCTATCGTCCGGGCGCCGATCCCAAACCGGCCGCCCTCTATATAAGGTGGCCGGCAGCCACTCAGGCCAGTCACAGGCCTCGACCACCAGGAAGCGCACCTCGGCCTCGATCAGCCGATCGGTCAGCTTGCTCAGCGATGGCTCCTCAAGCAGTTGGGCGGCGCGAGCGGGATAGATACGCGACCCAGCCGGCCAGGCCAACTGAGTGTTGCGCTTGAGCTGCAGCCCATTGCTGAGCACGTCGAGGATCTCGACCGTCTCGCTGGTAAAGGCATTCTCGCCGCGGAGCATGGCCAGGCCACCAGGCCGAAAGTCCAGGTGCTCGGTGCTGCAGGGAATGAAACTAGCGTCAGCCGGCACTCCCACCTGCAGGAGCTGGATGTCGGGCCAGACTGGAATAGACCAGATGCGAGCGCTCCAGCCGAACAGCGAAAGATCGAGCAACTGTCGCTCGCGGCCTTCGGCGTACATCGGGCCGCTGAATTCCCGGCGCGGCGCCAGGCGCAACCGACGACGCTGGCTGACGGCCGACTCGCTCTGCAGGATGTCGGTGGAGGCGGTCAGGCGTTCGCGGATGCCGTCGCCCCAGTCCGGCACGAACGTCCACGCGATGATGCGGTTGGCGGTGACGCGTAGACCGGCACTGCGGCCGTTGTCGAACTCCCAGGCGATAACGGTATCCAGCACGGGCTGACCATCCGGGGTGACGGTCAACTGCCAGACCAGCTCCTGCAGCGCGGGGAACAACAGTGGCGGATCCGGCTGGCCACTGACCTCGATGCCCTCATCCAGACCATCGATTTCAGTCAGGGTCCGTGGTTCCAGGAACGCGTTCCACAGATAGACAGGGGACGTCTGGGCTGACACGACGTTGCCGAGATCGAGGTTTTGCGGGCTGATATGGATGCGGTAGTACCAGTCATCGACGTGGGCGCGCATGCGCTGGCCAGCGATAGCGCGACCGTTGGCCTCTACGGGCCAGTGGGTTGTCAGGGCAGCCTGACCAGCGCGCTGGGTATCGCTGACGTAGGGTGACGGGGCGAACTGGTTGACCCAGGCGAATCCCCAATGGTTGGAGGTCAGATTCGGGTTATCGATGTCCCCCTGTGTATGGCGGACGTGCTGACCGGCGAGAGCGACCATTTACGGCCCCTCGTAGCGGATGGCCCAGCCCATTGTTCCGGTGTGATCCGCCGGCTGGCTGCTACCATCACGCGCCGCCGTGTTCTTCCTATAAAACGGCAGCACCATCCAGCGATCACTGCCGATCTGAATTATCTCGCCAGGAGAATAATTATCGACTCGGGTGTACCGCGCATGCTCTAGATCGACTGTCATGCTCAATTTGTTGGACGGCCCAATTTTGTAGGCGCGCATCGGCAGCAGCACGGCCTCGCTATTCCAACTATTCGGCAGGAGACCTATAAGAGGTACGACAGGCTTTATACCGACTGCCGCGGCGCCAACTGACTGCCCTGACCACCAGCCCTGATCATCAATATCCGAATGCACCCAGTGATCGTGGGCGTTGACCAATCCGCCAGTGTTCGTTCGCCAGAAAATGGCAGCGCAGCCATAGCCAAATGACAACTCAGCACCGGCTATAGGCGAAATCGCAGGGTTCTGGTTGCCCACAGCATGTACCGATGCTGCAACCCACATACCTGTCCCAAGCAACCCGGCCACCGTTGATTGCCCAAATGCACACCAAAGGTAGTAATCGACGCCGAATCTGATAACGCAGTAAACCTCTGCGTCAAAAATAAAGAACATGTACTCAACGGGCCAGGTTATAGCGGTTCCCATCTGCCCCATGCGTACAATGCTGGGCGCGTCGCCTGCTGCTGCGCTCGTGCGGCCCAGCAGCGTCAGATAACCACTGACAATCTGCAGCCGCAGAAACAGCGGGCCCTTACTCAACATTTCAGTTGAGCTATTCCAGGCCCACCCCTCGGCCACGCATGCATCCACCAACGCACTGCGCACGGCGGTCATGTCATTGGCCGAGCCACTATAGAAACCCATCAATCCATCCTCAGTGCGTAGTAATCGGTATGCCCGGTGCGCCAGACGTCCTGGATCACCACGTAGTCCACGTCGTCGATGGTCAGGGTGTTTTCCACGGCGTTGTCGAACCCAGAGATGTAGAAGATCCCGTCCAGCGCACCCCACAGGTTCGCGCTGTTGTCGTGCAATTCGATTGGCAGTAGGTGATAGGCGCTGCCGGTATCCCGGAGGTTGGTATTGCTACTGTTCGCACCAGTGCCCGCGATATAGCTGTTGCCCCAGGGGTAGCAGTACGGCTGCAGCCAGTTGTCGTTACTGCGCAGCCCCATGGGCGCACGGTTGCCCTTGAAATAGCCTGAATGTGCGGTATCACTGAATCGTGTTGCGGCAGCACCTGAGAGCATGCCGCCACATACCACCGGATATGGGTACTGGGATGGCCTACCATAGGGCAGGCACTTGCCGACGTAGCAGCTCTCATACACCGGTGTGCCCACCTTCATCGCCAGCGCGATGCGCTGCGGGTTGAGGGTCAGCCAGTAGTCGATGCGGTTGTTGTGTGCCGGCACGCCACTCAAACGCGCACCTGGTTGGGTGTCGAAGCTGTTGCCGGCCACGTACCCAGTGAATACCCCCGCCAGCAGGTTGTAGTAGTCGGCGTTCGCATCCTGGTACGTGCGAAAGCCGACGAAGATCTCCTCCTCGCCGGTGTAGCCAACTCCCTTGAGAATCAGCTCTCGGTTCGCGGACACAGTGTCATACCGCAGCACCGTCCAGCTGTTGGCTGATGCGAAGTCGCGAATGGTCTCCAGCATCTTGTAGTGGGCGAGCACTCCGCCCGAGTTGTCTACAAATCCGATTGTGTGGGGCATCAGTTCATTTCCAGGATTGAGCGGAATTTGCCGGGCTCGCGCGACAGGGCAACGGCGATCGCCTCGCGACCGGCTGGGCCGGACATCACATCAGCAATGCGATCCGGGTCATCGATCAGGTAGAAGTCCTGCTGATTGCGCAGCGTGGTACTGAGGTTCTTCGCCGGCTCGGCCAGACGCGAAGTGCCGAGGCCGGGGTTGGCCATGGCAGGTGCCGGCACGCCGGCCAGGCCGCCGGTGTTGTGGTGAAAGGCGTACTGGAATGCCCAATCGTGCAGCGCCTGCATGCCGCGAGCGTTGAAGTCCAGGAGGAAATCGGTGGCACCAGGTTGCATGGCCGAAGCGGCGCGAATGACAACCTCCTCGGTAGAAAGCGCGGCCAGGATGGAATCGCTGGTTGGGGTGCCTGGACCCTTTACCTTGCCGCCCTCGGCGAAGCCGAAGGCACCGGTATAGCTGCTGGCACTCGTGATCGTCGAAGTCGCATTTGCAGCGGCGAGACTGGCAGCAGCAGTCTGAATTGCGGCTGCGCCAGTGAGTAGAGTTCCACCAGCCGCCGCCAGGGCTCCTGCAGACGTGGTCACAGCTGCAGCGCCACTGGCCAGGCCGGCAGATTCCTGCCCTCCGCCGAACAGGCCCATGACTCCGCCGCTGATCGACTGCGCGAGGTTCTCGGCGGCCATCTTGGTCATCGCATCAAGCACGCTCTGACCAAGTGCCGTTACAGCTTCGCGCAAGGTCATAGTGCCGCGTGCCAGACCCGTCAGAGCGTCGGTCAGGCCGGTAGTCAGCCCGTCGCGTAGAGTCTCCTGCAGGAGCGTGGTGGTGGCCATCAGACGCTGCGCCTGCGCATCGAGCGCGTACAGCGCCTGGGCAGCTGCCTCGCCAATAACACCTGGTTGTTGCGCTAGTTCAGCCAGCACCGGTCGGATCTGTTCCAGTTGAGCGTATGTCTGGCGATGGATTTCCAGGATGCGTTCGCGCGCCTGCAGCTCGGTGATCAAGCCAGCATCCTGCTGCACGTTCACCGACTGCTCCTGGCGCTGCTGCTCGGCCAGGATACGATCCATCTCGCGCTGCACGTCATCGACGCGCAACTTGGCCTCGGCGACCGGGATCAGCTTGTCGAGCCAAGCCAGACCGGCTTCGTTGCCTGCCTTCTCGAACTCAGTACGCATGCCGGCGAACTTGGTGCGGATCTCAAGCAAAGCGGCATCGGTTTCACGGCCTGCAGCACGCAGGAACTCAGCCTCCAGTCCGGCGTTTGTTCGGGCGTTGGCGTCAGTCTGGCGCTGCTGCTCGGCCGCATCGATCAGCACCAGGGCAGCTTGGGCCCGATCGAGCATGGCACCGGTGAGGCCCTTCTCGGCCAACTCGTACTGACGCACCTCGGCGGTTGTCATTTCCAAGGTGGCGGCCTGGCGCTCCAGTTGCGCCAGGTAGTTTTCGCGGGCCCGCTGATCACGATCTACCGGGGTACGCTTTTGCCGCTCGCTATAGCGCCTTTCGATAGCGGCAATGTCCTTGTCGATCTGCGCATCGCTGATCAACGCTGAGTCTGGATTGGCGGCACGAATCTTCTCGACGTTGGCTCGATACTCGGCGATCGCCTTTTCCTTCTGCTCAACCTTGGTGAGCCCTTGCTCACGGACCTTGGCGATCGCCTGCTGCGCCTCGATCGACTCCCGGTTGAGCCGGGCTGTCTCGGCCTGCTCGGCGGCCTTGGCATCACGTTGCTCGATGGCCAGCCGCAACCGGGCGCGCTCTTGCTCCAGTTGGGTGGCGCCTTCCTCCGTAGCACCGCGAATAAGGGGCGATAGCTGATCCCACAGTTCTTTCGCGCCGCCCAGGGGGCCGAGCACCGCTGCATTGGCGCCCAGACTGGCGAAGTCCAGATCGCTGATCCCACGCCGATCCAGCGCCTCTAGCTGCTCCTCCAGCGTCTGCTCTCGACCGATACCGAGCATCTCGTCCCAGGCTTCAGATGCAGCGCTTTTGATGCTTTTCCACGCACTTTCCAACAGCCCCAGATTGCCCTCGATCTCTGCCGATCGACCCTCCATGGTCTGGGCGAACGCTTCCATGGCCAATCGCGTCGCCTCGGCCTCATCGCCTTGCTCGGCTAGTGCGGCGATCTGTTCATACACAGCGGCGCTAAGGAAGTTGTATTCGCGGTTGAGCTCGGCCACCGCTTTAACGGGGGCATCAGCGATTTTCACGAACTCTGCGACGGTCTCGGAAACGGCACGACCGGTCGCCTGTTGCATGGCCACCGCTGCAGACGCCACCAGCATGATCTGGTCGCTGGCAATCTTGCCGGTACCGGCAACCTCTGCCAGCGCTGCGGCAGCCTGGCGCTGGGTACCACGCACGGCATCCATTGAGGCTGCCATGGCCATCAGTTGGTCGCTGCTGGTACCGGCAGCGTTGCCGCTGAGAATAATCTGCTCGCGGTAGGTGTTCGCCTCTTGGCTACCTTGGTAGAAGGCCAGAGCAGTGGCACCCACACCGGCTGCAACCGCCGCGATAGCCAGAGTAAGCGGGTTGATGGTGCTCACCAGCGCCCGCGCGGCGTTGCCGATGCCACCGAAGCTATCCTTGATCTGCCCACCTTGCTGCACGGCCACCAGCCAGATCGGCATGCCACTGGCCAGGCTGGTGGTGATGTCGGTGATCTGCATCGGCAGCTGACGCATGGCCTGCTGGTACTGGCCAGCAGTGATGCCAGCCGTGCGCATGGCATCGGTGGTGCCACCGAGACGTTGGCGCTGCTCCTGGAGCTTCGCGTTGAAGGTGTCGTAAGTCTCGACGTCGATCTGGCCGGCATCACGCGAGCGGCGCAGCTGCTGCTCCATCTCGTCCAGCTCGTCGAGCTTGCGGATTACCGGGTCGATCTTACCCAGCAGCTGCTGCAGCTCCTGGGCTTCCTTATCCACCGCCAGCGCGGCCTGCTTCGCCGCTTCGGCAGCTTGCAGGTCGGCCTGGGCTTTCTGCTCGGCCGCACGCTCTGCATTGTGATAGGCGTTCATCGCCTCCGACTGTGCGGATGCGGTCTGTTGCCAGGTGGAATTGGCTTGCTGGGCGACGGTGTTACCACGCTCGACGCTATCGGCCAGCGCGTCGCTGGCAGCCTGTTGTTGCAGGCTGGCGTCGACCATTGCGCGAATTCGTGCCGCCTGCTGGTCGGCGGTTTCACCGACCTTGCTCAGCTGGCCGCTGGACACCTGCGCAGCTTCACCAACGCCCTCGACTGCATTACCGAGCTCCTCCAGGGCCTTTTGGCCCTGCGCGAGGTCGGCCTTGATGCGCAGCGCGAGTTCGAGATCGTTGCCAGCCATGGGGAGAATCACGTCGAGGGGTTCGGCGTCATCCTCGCGCGCGCGTGGAGGCTGGTCTTTTCGGCAGGCCGAAAATCAGAACAGACCTGCCGGCTCCGCTTTGATGTCCCAGCTGAAGATCAGCACTTCGCGGGCCGAGGTCCCTTTTCCGCCGCCAACCGTGTAGATGATATCGGTCGATTCGATGTGGTAGCGACCAAACACCCGGCGGATGTCTGGATGGTCGTTCAGGCTGATGATGGCCTTGCCGCGAACCTGGCCGAGCAGCTCAGCCATCTCCTCATACTGCTCGAACTCGAATGGCACGCCATAACCCTCGGTCTGCCAGTACGGAGGGTCCATATAAAACAGTGTGTGGGGCCGGTCATAGCGACGAATGCACTCCTGCCATGGCAGGTGTTCGATGTAGGTATTGCTCAACCGCAGGTGGGCGGCTGAGAGCGCCTCCTCGATCCGCAGCAGGTTGAGCCCTGGCGGCTGGGTGGTGGCCGTTCCGTAGCTCTGGCCATCCACCCGCCCACCAAACGCTGACTGCTGCAGGTAGTAGAACCTGGCTGCTCGCTGAATATCGGTCAAGGTCTCCGGCCTGGTCTCCTGCAACCACTTGAACACCTGCCGGCTACTCAGCGCCCACTTGAACTGGCGGACGAATTCCTCCAGGTGGTGCTGTACGACCCGGTACAGGTTGACCAGGTCGCCATTGATATCGTTGAGCACCTCCACCTCGGCAGGTACCGGGCGCAGAAAATACAACGCTGCACCGCCGGCGAACGGCTCGACGTAGCAGCTGTGGCGAGGGAACAAGGGAAAGATGCGATCGGCGAGACGGCGCTTGCCGCCTATCCAGGGGATGATGGGTTGGGCTTGCATGAGGCCTCCTGGCCAGCGCTCGATGGCGATGGATGGAGGCTCTCGGCCCTCAAATGGTTGATGGCCCGGCACCGCGGGCACTTGATCTGCAGAATATCGAACCGACCCGCTCGGGCCAGCAGGCGGTGACAACCACCGCAACGTAGGTCTTTCACTCTCGGCAACACCGTTTCCATTTGCTAGGCTCGCCCGGCTCACGCGTGAGCGGAGGGCCTTGGCTGGGTTGGCACGGTGTTGCCTGTTCGGCTCCTGGTCCTGGTGTTGGCGCACCAGGACCAGGAGCCCTCTTTCATTTACTCAGTTTGCGCAGATGCTTCTGTGCATCGTCTCCACCTGCAAACGCCATATTGGCATCCACCAGGAACTCGGCCCGCTGGCGCCGTTGGCGCCGCAGCTCGGCCTCGTAGTAGAGGAGGATCTGGCGTTCGGTCAGCTGGCCGATGCGTTCGGCGTCTCCGTAGCCGGCGGCGATGAGGATGGCGTAGACGTCCGACCAGCGCGCAGCTGTTCCACTGCCCGATCGGTGGCGATCCGGTTGCGGACGCTGCGCACGTAGAAAGGGCCGTTGGCACCCCACCAAAGCATCAGCAGGTGCATGCCGTCGTCCTGGCTGAGCCCGGTCAACCACTCAAGCTCGACGTCGGCGGCGATGGCTACGGCCTCGCTTACCGCGTCGATGTGAGCGCCCAGGCTCATGGTGATCTGGTCGAGACCGGGCAGCGCATCACCCAGCATCATGGCGTGCAGGTCATCGAGGAACGGCTGCAGTTGAGGGCGCAGCCGCATGCCTTCGATAAACCCGTACTCGCGTACCGTGACCGCTCGACCGGCGATGGTGGCCGAGCGGTTCGGGTGCAGCACCTCCAGGTCGTCCTGCCCTGTAGGGGCGTCCGACGTAGAAGGGGCTTGGATGACCCGGTTCTCCTTCTTCCTTGCCATGGCTTAGCCCAGCTCGACGTAGCGGCCGTACTGGCCGAGCGAGCCATTGGCCGGTTTGCTGGAGTCCAGCAAGGACGAGAAGGTTACCGGCGTGCCGGCGAGCTGGTTGCCACTGGTGATCAGCGACAGCGTCTGGATCAAGCCAGCCGAGACCTTGTACACCTCAACCAGGCAGCGTCGGCCGTTCTCGGCCAGGTTCGTCCCTTTGTAGCGCATCGCGTAGTTCTTCCGGTCACCGGCGAGGAACGCGGCCTGTTTGGCTGCACCGTAGGAGTACGCACCCAGTAGCGGTTGGGTCGGTGCCGGGCTGGTCGGTAGTGCCAGGATCTCGACATCACCGTAGGCGTCGTATTCGTAGTGCACACCCCGGTCCAAGGTCGCCGGGGTTGGCGTGGCGCTGTCGGTAACCACCAAGTCGCTGACGTTCAGCTGTTCAAGCTGAACCACATCGCCATCCTCAACGGTCGGAAATTCTTCCCCAGTTACGGTACCGGCGGTAACGGACGAGACCTTGCCCAGGGTGAACTTGGCAACGTTGTCCACATCCAGCTGGTGGAGGGTGGCGGTCCAGTCGATACCCAGTTCGGTAAAGAACTCCCGCACCTTGGCCTTCACACCGCTGTAGGATTCGCGGTGGTTGATCGGCGTCTGGGCCAGCGAGCCACTTAATTCGGAGACGTCGCCGATCCAGACCCATGGCCCCAGAGAGCCGTCAGGGTTGATCTCAGCAAGTTCAACCTTGCCTTGGCCATAGTAGTAGGACTCTTCCATTGCTATTACCTCACTGAGCGGCCGGGGCGGAGCCCTCGGCCTCATCTTTTGCGATGACACCCGCCCGGCGTAGGAACTCACGCTCGGGGGCGGTGACGTCGATCGAGTCGTTGACTTGCTTCGATTCACCAGCGTGGGTGTGCGGCTTCAGCAGCTTGACCTTGAACAGCTGCGGCTTGGCGGCGGGTTTGGTCGCCTCGGTGTTGGTCTTGCTCACGGGGTGCCCCCTAGTACGTGGGTGGTGGTGAAAACGTCCAGCCAGAGCACGCGGCTCTGGTCGCTGTCGAGTACGTTGGCCTGCAGCCAGATGCAGGGCTTCCAGCCTGGCGGTGCCCATCCGTGCAGCGCACCGCGAACTTGGCCGGCGATCAGTGCAGCCTCGTCCTGTGCCGCGCCGCCGACCGTGTCGCGGTAGTTGCGGGTGCAGACGACCACGCCGAACACCGCTTCGGCGGCCACCTTGCGCTGCGCCTGCGGCCCGGCACCGGCCGGATTGCGTTCGGCAGCCAGCACCACGTAGGCGGTCCCCATGCGGTAGCCATTGAGCTCACGCACCTGGGAGTACTCGGCGGCGCCAAGCACCTCCTCGAGGGCGCCCACCTGATCGCGCAGACGCTGCTCGATCAAGCTGGTGTCCAGTGGCGCGAAGTTCATCGGAACGCCTTCAGCTGGTCGCGGTTGAACACGTTGGGCGACGAGTCAAAACGCACGTCCACCAGATTCGGATCGGTCTGGATCGGATCGGTGGCACCGAGGCTGAACTTGCCGGCAGCGATCATCTCCAGGAATTTCAGGGCGTCGCGGTAGGCACGGACGATCGGATCGTCCGCTTCCTTGCCGCCGCGGTCCTTGTGCAACAGGTAGCGGGCGATGTCGCGCACCCAGCCAGTGACCAGCTCCGGCACCGGGTCGAGTGGCAGCGGGTAGCCACGACGAGCCAGGAAGCCGTCCACCAGGCTCTCGGCTTGGCCGACTGCTTCCTCTATACGTTGCAAGGCATCATCCGCCACCGCGACCTGGTCAGCCGTCCAGGTGCTGCGATCGCCACCGCGCAGGGTGGCTTCCATCAGCTCGAACGGCACCACGCGCAGATGCTCGGCGGTGGCCACCTGGGCCAGTTCGCGAGCACCTGGGCGCTCGGCCAGGGCGATGAGAGTGATGTACTGCATGGGTTACTGCACCAGCTGTTCGAGACGGCCGGAGAAGATCCCGCGCTCGACCTTGAGGTTGGGTTCGTTCTCCAGGGTCTCGATTTGCTCAGGCGTCAGCGCCGACATGGCAATGCCGAAGCCCTCGCGGGTGAAGCGATAGCCGCAGCGGCGGAAGCCCTGCTCGGGGATCGCAACGATCCACAGACCCTCGACCTCACCGTCGTCCAGCTCCAGGTCATCGACGGTTTCAGTGGCACTGCCACCTGCAGAAACCTCCGATTCATCCTTGGTCTTGGACGTGTCGCCGCCCTGCAGCTCACTCAATGCGACCGCCAGCGGATCCGCACCTGGTTCAACACCGGACGGGTACGGCAGCGGCCCACCGGCAGCATCGCTCGCAGGCACCTCGGGTGCGGTAGATGCCGGTTGGCTGGTGGTGGCAGTAGCCCCGGCCGCGGCCTGGTCGGTATCGGGGTGGGCTTCCTGCCCGCTCGAACCGGTATCCAGACCGGGTGCCTCGCTCGTGGGTTGTTCGGTACTGGCCGGCGGCGTTACCGCCGTCGGCTCAGGGTTCGTGGAAGGAGTCGCCGGCTGGGTGGCCAGCTGTTCGGCGGCGGCAGGAGCAGCCGGTGTGGCTGCCTGGTCTGCATTCTTGGCGGGCGCCTTGGTGGCGCCCCTGGTTCCTTTTTTGGCGGCCATGCATCACCCCCTTACAGCCACGGCGTGACGAGCACGTCCACGGCGTTGCGGTTGATGTTGGTGGCGCCGTTGGCACCACGCTCGGCCTGGACGATCTCCAGCGCCGCACTGCGCAGGGTCGGCGGAACCACCAGCAGCTTCGGCCGGATGCCCAGCTTCTTCCCGCGGTCGCCCTCCATGCTCTGCATCGCGGCGAAGGCATCGTTGAAGGCACTGGCATCGAGCGTTTCCTTGGAGGCATAGGCCAACTGCCACAGGCCGTAGCCGGCGTTCAGGCGCGCATCCACACCGTAGATGTACTCCTTGCGCATGAACACGTTCTCGTCGGTTTCCTTGTCCATCGAGACGAAGTTGTAGTTCTTGCGCTTCTGCAGGATCACCGGCTTCATCACACGGGTGGTGTCCAGCAGATACCAGGCCGTACCGGTGCCGCCCTGGAAGTTGCTGACACCTACCTCGGCGCCGGCCTTGTTGGTCACCGGGTGGTCGGTGTCGAAGAAGTACTGGCCGTCGTAACAGATGCCGGCGAAGCCGTTGCCCAGCAGCTCGTAGATCAGCGTGGACGGATGGTTGGCCGAGTCCTGGCCGAGCTGGCCCATCAACGGGTTGAACAGCCCGAAGCTGTCATCCTCGATGCTCTCGCGGGGCACGCCCACAGTGTTCTCGAACGGCTTGTTCTTGATGCTGTAGTCGTGCAGCGCCAGGTTCTGGATCACCCGGTCGCCGATCCACTCGCGGAATGCGGTGCTGTTACCCAGCCAGCCGTATTGCTCTACCGAGTTGACCGATGGCACCTCCAGAGTGAAGGGCATGAAGTCTGGGGTGACGCCGGCGAAGGCGTTCTGGAAAGAAGCCTTGTAGCCGGTGAACAGCAGCTGGAGATTTGTGCGGTTGATGATCATCTGAGTCTTGCTCCCTTAAATCTCGACCCAGACGCCACCGCTATCCACATCGCGGATAACGCCGGCAACCGAGCGGGTGTCAGTGGCGGAGGTCTTGGCGACCGTCTGGTCGTCGGCGATGTAGCACTCGTTGCCGATGTCGGCCCGGGTGATCTCGTCGGTGGTGGTGCTGTTGGCAAACTGGAAACAGCCGCGGCGCCCTTCGACGGTTGCTGCACCGGCTGCTCCGCTGGTGTTGTCCACGGTCTCTTCGGCGCGGCCACGAGCCTTCAGCGTGGTCGAGGTACTGCCCGGTACGGCATAACCGGAGGCGTTCAGGCAGTAGAGCGAGCCGGCGAAGATCTTCACGCCAGCGGCCAGCGGGTCGTTGAACTGCACGCCGTCACGGCGTGGGGTATTGCGGTCACGAGTGAGCGCGGTCATGGCGTCAGGCCTCCTTTGCCGCTTTGAACTGTTCCGGGGACAGCCCCATGGAGCTGCACACCGCCAGCTCTTCCGGTGTCAGACCGGTTTTCTCGTCCGGTACCGGCGGGTTGCCCTGGGTCTGGCTGCGCGTCAGCGCGGCGATCGGCGCGGCGGCATCCAGGTAGGCGGTCAGCGCAGCGCGGTCCTTCTTGCCGAGGTCGCGCGCCCAGCTTTCCATGGTCTTGTGCAAGCGCCCGTCATCCAGGGCGGCGGCGATCTGGCCGTCCAGATCCTTCTGGTCGCGCTCACCCAGGCGGGCGGTCAGCGCAGCGAGGTCGGCCTTCAGGCCATCGACAACCGACAGCGGGACGAACTGAGCCGGGTCGACACTGATGGCGGCCTTGGCCTTCAGGCCGGTGCAAGCTGCGACCAGGGCATCGCCGAAGACGGCGCCTTCGTCCAGGCCCATCAGCTTGCGCAGGTTGGTGGTGTGGGCGGAGAGCGCGGCGACCGCCTGCTCTTCGGTGGTGTTCTCGGCCAGGCCGAGGGCGGCGATCAGCGCCTGCAGCAATGGGTTCACGGGGTTTTCCTCTGAGGAGTCATCGAAACAGCCGAACGACGCCGCAGCACGCAGGCTGAGTTCCTGCATGCCGTCGATTGCCGGGGCATTGGTGAGCGCGCCCATCTGCACGTCCAGGACGTCGCCAGTGGTCGGGTGGTAAAGGAATACGGGGGAGAAGTACTGGTACTCGCCCTCGGCGATGTACCGGGCGGCACGGGCCGTCAGTTGCACCCGGGCGAACAGGCCTTCACCTTCGCGCCATTCGAGTGCCTGGTACCAACCGGCAGCGGGAGCGGGTTGGCCGTTCTCTTCCTTGAGCAGGGTCTGGTGCTCGTAGTCGACCACGCGCTTGTTCTTGCGGGCATGGAAGCGCTCGATGACCTTGGTGGCCACCGCCTGGTCGATGTGCCAGGACGGCACCTTGATTTCACGACCATCCGCCGGCAGGAAGTGTCCGGTCGGGGTCACCTGAACCCAGATGGTGTTATCGGCAGCCGGCGCCCCCAGCACGAAACTGCAGGCGGCAAGAGCTACGGCGAGAGGAAGGCGTTTGGTTTTCATGCCGCCAGAGTGCGGCGGCGAGGATGGCAGGTCTTTTCGGCGACCCGAAAAAATGCGGGCGGGCGTTGCGGAGGTCTTTTTCTACGAAACCACACCGGAGCAGTTCAATGCAATGCCGCCAGGCGTCTTTATAAACGCCATAAACACGCGTTTGGCCTGTTGGCACTCCCGATGGCACAGCCGGGAAGGCAAAACGCGCGTACAGGGCCTAATTGGCGGCCGGCCCATAGGTACCCGGTAGCAGGTACTTCATGGCGATGTTCACCAGCGCGTAGTTGTCGTCGTCGCTGGTTCCCAGGAACGGGCGCGCAGGGATGGTGATCGTGTATCCGCCAATCGTCACCCACTGGGCGAAGTTGCTCCGTCGGCGGCTGACGAACTGGTTGCCCACATCGCCACTGCGCCCATCCTGGCGGAAATATGCCTGCTGGCTGCGCGCAGCGATCTCGATGTCTCCGCCGTAGTGATGGATCGCCGCATACCTGCGGTTGGTGCCGAACAGCAACTCCTCGCTGCTGGCCTGGTAGCGCAGCGTGTTCATGAGGTAGCCGTCGAGCACCAGGATCTTGTCCTGGTTCTTTTTCTTGCGCCGCTGGTACCGAGGAGACAACGCTTGCCAAGGCGTCCCGTCCGGCGCCGTCTGGCTGGCGAAGCGCCGGTCGTGGGCGAGCAACAGGTACTCGCCCATGTCGCGGAACATGGCCACCGGGTTGCCCATTGCCGCAGCCGCTTCGTTGATGACCGCCAGCGCGCCCGCGCTGTCGAACTCTAGAGTAACCCCAGCCATGGCTAGTCCTCGCGCCGGTATAGACGCACGCCTTGGCGCAGCAGCTCGATGACGTCGACGTGTTCCGGCTCGATGGTCCAGTTCCATGATTTACCGGCCAACTCGATCACCACCAGTTGGGTGAGCTGCTGGCCCAGGTTGAAGCGGCCAAGGTAGCGGCGCAGCACCTGCGACTTCTGCAGGGGTTCGGAGTACTCCAGGCGCGTCCAGATTTCGTCCGGCTGCAACAGCGTTTCTGCCAGTAGCGGCAGCAGCTCGCCCTGGTCCTGCACAGACGGCGCGCCCGAGGGTTGCTCGAACATACGCGGACCAACCGCAATACGCTCGCCCAATACATCGCTCACCAGCTCGGCGGCATCGAGCTGGGCGCCGAAGGCATCGAGCGCGCGGCGGGCGTACTCGGCATCGCTCATGCCGGCAGGCGGCAGGGTCTCGGGGTCGATCACGCGCGGTACCGGCAGCGCATCCGGCGCAAGGCGGTTGGGCAGGCCAGGCGCTACGGATGGGATCAGCTCCTCACCCAGGCGCGGTACCGGCACCTGGCTCTCCAGCCGTGACTGGCCGGGAATGTGCTCGAAGCCGGGGTCGACGCCCTGCGGCACCTGCACGGTACGCGGGCCCTGCGGGCTGCGCTGGCCGATGGTGCGTTGCTCGAAGACGATCGGCGGCGCGGTGTCCGGGCCAGTCTTGCCCAGGCGCACCAGGTCGTCTTCGCTGAGTGCTCGCACGCTGCACTGACAGCCCCAGGCGTTGACTGGAAAGTGGTACTGCCACCAGGGATCGTCCCAGCGCAGGATCATGCCATTCCAGGCTTCATGTTCCGGCCGCGGGTACTCCACCGCATCGCTGTGCAGGTACTGCCAGTAAGGCCGCTCCTCGCGCACAGCCATCAGCTGTTCATAGCGCCCGGCCATGTAGCTGCTGCGCATGTTGGTCTCGTAGATCACCCGCGAGCGCCAGTTGCGGCCGCCGTTGTAGCTCCAGCCATGCTTGGCCACGATGCGGTCGAAGTCCTTGCGGAAGTCCTCAAGCGTGGTGCCGCCTTCGATCGCACGTTGCACCGCCTGGTGGAAGTCGGCGACCAGCTCATCTCGATTGGCGCCGGCCACGGTGAAGGCGTAGTCGTGCTCGCGACCGTATACGTCTGTCCAGCCGTTGGTGGGCAGGTTCAGCTTGCGACGCAGGAACTCGTTCTGCTCCTGGAACGGCAACGACGTTGCACTAACGGCCACCGGCTGCCTCCTGGACGATATCCAGGCGGCCCTGCAGGGCGGCGGCGGCCAGCGCCTGAGCCATGGCCTCGGCGTACTGCTCGATGCTCATGTCCGGCAGCAGCTCGGCCAGGCCATCTCGGATCTGCTCCAGGCTCTCCGAACGCTCCACCAGTTGACGGATCTGCGCGATCCACTGGCCGGTGATCGGCTGCAGATCATCGTCCAGGTGCTCGGTGGCGGTCGTGGCTGGTCGCTGTGCGGTGGCCACCGCACGTCCTGCAGTCGGCTCGGGCAGCGCCGGCGCCGGTGTCGTGGACTGCACCTGCAGCACGTCCTCGCCTTCGGCCGGTTCGGGGATGGCCAACTTCTCCTGGGCCCACTGCCGGGGGATGTGGATACCGATCTCCACCAGTTTGGGCAGCGCGTCAGCGTAGCTCTTGAGATCCTCGGGCTCCTGGATGTCGAACACCAGACGCGGACAGCGCTGCCAGCTGCTGGCCAAGCCGTTGAGCACGGCGATCGGGTAGACCAGGTCGCGACTCAGCGTGGCGGCCAACTGGCGGGCATCGGCGTCACGCAGGTCCAGCCGGACTTCATTGTGCACATTGCCCAGGGCGTTGGTGTTGGTGCCTTCGCCAGTGCCGCTGGTGAGCGTACCGCCCAGGATGGCCTTGGACTGCGTGCGCTCGCACCAGTCGATCATCAGCTTGAAAGCCGCCGGGTCGCCTTCGGCAGCATTCAGGAAATCCAGCTCCATGCCGATCGGGATGATGCCGGCGGCGTTGTGGCCCAGGGCGGCCAAGGCACGCAGCAGGGTCAACTTTTCCTTCTCGGTGGCGCCGGAAGGGTATTTGCCCACCCGCATGGGGATGCCGTAGATCTCCAGGAACTCGGCCAGGTCGCCCACGCTGTAGTTCTTGAACAGGTACGGCCACACCAGCACGCGGAACAACGCGCTGCGCTCCAGGTAGCCGCTCTTGGCCTTGTGGATGTGGGTGATCCAGCCGAACGGCTGCAGTGGCTCGCCGCCTGCCGCACCACGCAGGCGGATCTCCTGACGCTGGCCTCGTACCAGTTGGAACCAGGTCTGCGGCCGGTAGTCGATGGCCTTCGGCAGCCAGTCGCCATCGATGCGATGCCAGCCGTCGAACTCCAGGCAGGCAAAGCCTTTGCCAATGGCGTCGGTGACATCGAAGAGCAAGGCCTCGAAGTCATCCAGGCCGGCCAGCAGGCTTTCCAGCGCCTCGGCGGCCTGTTTCTCCTTCGCCGTGGGGTTGTCCGGCGGCACGATCTGCCAGTCCAGCTGGGCCACCGCACGGCGTCGCTTGCCCATCTCGGCATGCACGTGGCCATCCTTCTCCTCGATGTCCTCGAACAGTTCGTACTGGGCAACGATATCGCCTTGCTCGGCACCGTCCAGGATCTGCGCCAGTTTGCTCGGAGTCAGGCCACGCGAGGGGTGGTTGCCTACCTCGTGGTGCAGGCTGGTGAGGTGGGCAGTCTGCGGCTCGCGAATTTCGGCCAGGCGGATCGGCTGGCCATCGGGGCCCAGGATGCGGGATGTGGTCACCATGCTGATGGCTCCGGTAGTTCGATGTCGGTGTCTTCGTCGTGGACGTTGTCGAAACCGCGGCTGTGGCGTGGCAGTGCGGTGAACTCGATTGCGCCGCCTTCCATGAAGCTGGCCCGCACCGCCATGGCCAGGGAAATCGCCGAGTCGCCGTGACGCTTGGCCTTGCCACTGGCGCTCTCCAAATCCTTGGTGCGGCCCTTATCGATCACCGGCACACCTTTCTCGACCTTGATCGAGAGCAGGTCGTCGAGCGTGTTCTGATGCCGCGGGATCTGGATGTTGAAGGACTCGAACTCGCCCTTGAGCTTGGGCATCCACTCGGCGTACCAGGCCAGCGACAGCTGCACCTGTTCGACCAGGGTGGTGCCGTACTTCAGCGCGGCCTGCTCAGCCAGGTAACCGCCGTTGCCGGTGGCGTCGAACGCCAGGCCGGTCAGGCGCGGCAGGCGATCGCAGATGAAGAACATCACGTCGCGCTGCGCCTCGTAGGTGAGGTTGCGCAGCTCCACCTGGAACGGCACGCGCTTGCGCAGCAGTGGGTCGATCTGCAGGGGCGTGAACACGGTGAGGTCGCCACGGCGGGCAAAGTCCTCGCCGAAGGTATGGCGGTTCTTGTCGCTGAGGCGAGCCAGCTCAGGCTGCAGGTTTTCCTCGCACCAGGCGCGGATCTCGGCCGAGCGCATCTCGGGCGTCCAGCTCTCGAAGCCTTCCGGCGCTTCGTAGCGGTAAATGCGGATCGAGCGATCGGCGACCATCGCCTGCTCGATCAGCACGCGGGTCAGGTAGGCGCCGCCCGATTTCTTCGGTACGCAGCCATACTCCTCTTCGGCCGATTCGATGTTGGGGGCGTTCTTGTACAGCCCGTCACGCCACTTCTTCTCGGCCTCGGGCGACCACTCTTGGCCGGTGACGTAGCAGATGCGCTTGTACAGGCCCTCGGCGATCGCATCGTCCAGAGTGATGCGGTGGACCGAATAATCCTTGCGGCCTTCTCTGGCGTCCTGGATGTAAGTGTTGAAGGGATTGTCGACGCCGTTGTGGGTGCTGATCAGGCGCACCTTGTTGCCCCACATGGTCAACGCCAAGGCGGCCTTGAGCAGCTCTTCCAGGGATTCATGGAATGCCGCCTCGTCGATCACCACGTCGCCCTGCAGGCCGCGCAGGTTGCTCGGGCGGCTCGACAGCGCCTGGATTTTCCGCCCCGTCTTCGGGAAGCGGATCATGTAGGTGAGGATCTCTTCCTTCTTGCCTTCGTCCCAGAAGGTCTGCTCGTAGACGTCGGCTTCTGCCAACTCGTTGAAGGCGCGGGCGAACAGCGCGCAGGCCGCGATGTACTCCAGCGCCATCTCCTGTTTGCTGCCCACGTAGAAGGTGTTGCAACCGCCGCGCCGGCGCGGTTTGGCGGCTTTGACTACGTTGCGGCCAGCTTCAGCCCAGGTGATACCGGTTCGGCGGGACTTCTCACCGATCATGATCTGGCTTTCGTCTTCGAACCAACGACGCTGGTAGCCCAGGAACACGGGTTCGTTGGCAGCCACGGCCTCGGCAATGTCCTGGGGCACGTCGACACCGAGCAGCTCCATCTCCTCGGCCAGGTCGATCTTGCGCGGTGCGCTGGTGGCGGTGAGGCCCTTGCCCAGCTTGGCGGCGGTGGCTGGCATGGCCATCAGCGTTGGCCCCGCGCTGCAGCGGCACGTTCAGCCATTTGTTCGATGGCCGCCTTCAGTGCGGCAGGATCGTTGCGCTGATGCGCCAGGCGCCATATCAGCATCTGGCGGCCAGGGCGCCTAGGCATGGTGATCATCAGGTCCGTCATCACGCTTTCCCCAGCAGGATGCCGCGGATGCGGTTCTCGAGCTGCTCGCTCATGCCATCGCTGCCACGCATCTCTTCCAGGCGCTGTTCCTGCTCCAGGAGCAACGCCTCGCGGGCCTCGCGTTCGATCGCCTTGCGCTCCTCGCGGCTGACCTTGCGGGCGGCCAGCACATCCTTGGCGGCGCGGGCCAGCTTGCGCACGTCATCGACGGTGGTCTCCTCATCGATCTGCGCGCCCAGGGCGGCGTGGGTGGTCAGTGTGGTGATGGACTGGACCATCAGCGCACCGGCCTTGTCGTCCGGGTTCTCGCCCAGCTCCTCGACCAACAGGCTGGCCATGGCCTGCTGCTCGCGCAGGCGGCGGCTCATCTCGTCGAAGCTGACCTTGTAGCGGCCGACCGCCGAGCGGCTAGGTTTCTGCTCGGCAGGGAAATGCTCGTGCAGATCCTCGATCAGCTCGTCCAGGGTGAGCCGGTTTTCCCGCAGGCGCCGCTCGATATGCGAGCGAACCTGTGGCTCCAGCTTGTCGATGCTCGACTTGCGGCCCATGTCAGGCCCCCGGACGCTTGACGCCGTCCACGCGGGCCCGGCCGGCGGCGACGTCGGCGCCGCGCTCGGTCAGGGTCACCAGCAGGACGGAGCCATCGCCGATTGAATCAATGCTGACCAGGGCTTGCTCCTCCAACCAGCGCAGTTCGGTCTTCACCTGGTCGCGGCTGGGTTCATGGCCCCAGTGCTGCAGCACGGTGTGCATCACCGAACTGTTGGCGCGATAGCTGGGCAGCTCGGCCAGGCTTCGCAGGATCACCAAGCGCATGTCGGCCCGCAGAAAGTTTGAATAAGGGGTGCTCATTGCGGCCTCACTTGTGTTTCAGCAGGTAATCGTTGATGCGGTCGAGACTGCGGGCGATGGGCTGCACGCTCTCGGCAATGCCATCCATGCGGGCGTCGATGCGCGCCAGCTTGGCCGCCACCTCATGCAACTGGTCAGTGCTGGGCACCTGCCGCATCTCCGCCTCCAGAGTGGTCAGCCGGGTGCGCAGCTCCAGCATTTCCTTGGCGCTGGCCGACTGCCGCCCGATGATCCAGGCGTAGATGCCGATGGCCGTGGTGACGATCCAGCGGGTGGCCTCGAAGCCGAAATTCATGTCTTCCAGGTTCACTGGAGCTGCTCCTGTTCCAGGTAATTCACCAGTTCGGTCAGGCGCCCCGCGCATAGGCCGTACAGGTCATACATTTCCTTGAGAGCCACGGCCACGGCGTCCGCGCTGTTGTTCATTGCTTCAGTCGGCGGCGGGCAACTCACGGCCAATGCCGCCGGCAGCGGCCTGGGCTGCACGATGGCGGGCGGCATCGAGCTGCTGCATGACGCCAGCGTCAAACACACAGTCAACGCGCTGAGGCGCAGTGGTAGCGAGCGCATCGCGGATCTCCTTGGTGGTTCTGGCGTCCGTCTGCTGACGGGCGCTGATGGTCTTGCTCAGTTTCTGACTGGCGGTGTTGGCGGCAGCGGTCAGGTTCTTGGTGCTATCGATCACCTGCCGTAGGGCGCCCAGCTGGTCCTTCTGACACTGCTTCGCGGCGGCGGCCTGACCCTCGGCATGGCCCAAGTCGTAGCCGGTGCTGGAGCCCAGCAACCAAGCCACGATCAGAGCGATGCAGAGCGCAACCAAGGCGCAGGCGGCAATGACGATGCGGTTGATCAGGTTGATCATCTACGCCGCCCCTTGACCTTGAACTTGCGCGGTGAGCGCTTGGCCAGAGGTTCGCGGGGTGCCGGCGATGCGTACAGCTCCGCGGCAGCGAGCCAATTGCGGGAGCAGGCGGCAGGCGCGCTGGTCGTCAGCGTGGCCAGCAGGAACATGGTCGGGAGTTTCATGGCGGCTGTACCTCTCGGCGCACACGCCAGGGCCCCAGCCGGCGGCCGCGTATAGCGGCTCCCAGCGCAGCAGGATGGCGCGCGGGTAGTGGCGGTTCTCGCGGAAGTTGGCAGCCGAGCGGCCAGCGTTGTGCCGCTCGACGGAATCGAACCAGGCCAGCTGATCGGCGCCCTTTGCCGATGCCAAGCGCTTGTCACGATTCACCCAACCCTGTCCGCCGTTGTAGCCGGACAGGACGAACGCCCAGCGATCACACTCGCTGGCAGCGGCCTGGTTTCTCTCGTACAGCCACAGATCGAACGCCACCATGGCTCGCATAGCCCAGCCGGGGTTGTACGGCTGCGCCTGGCCCAGGCTGCGCGGGTACAGCTCGGCCATCCAGTCGGCGGTGGCAGGCATGAACTGCGCCAGGCCCTGGGCACCGACCGGCGAGCGGGCATCCACCTGCCAGCGGCTCTCCTGGTGGATTTGCCCGGCCATTGTGGCGATCGGAGCATCGAGCCCCCAGCCTGAATGGGCCGCTCGCACAAGCGTGCGGCGGTACTGCTCGGCGACTTGAGGAATGGATGCGTCGGCGCTGGCCGGCTGGCAGCTGGTAGCCGACACAATGAGCACCACCACCAACGCCCAACTCACCAGCGAGCCCACTACGAACGAACAGAGCGCGCGCATGGCTATAACCCCAGCGTCATGCCAAGGACGCACGCCAGCACGATAACCGCACGGCGCAACCACGCACCGACCAGGTGCATGCCAGCGATGCACTGATGCGGACGATCACCAGGGTACAGCGAGCGGTCGATCCAGTAGCCGAGGCACGCGGCAAGGGTTACCAGGGCGCCCTTGTACAGCACCACCTGGAGCTGCTCGGGGCGGATGTAGGCCAGTGCCAGCAGCAGGCAAAGGGTGATGGTTGTCCACAGCCACATGCGCGGCAGGCGCTGGCTGGGTTGGTTGGCGTGGCTCGGTGTGGGCATGGCGCGCTCCGGGGCTGATGGTCGTGCCTGCTTGTTGCAGGCAGAACGATCATCGCCACGCGCGCGCGAAGGGTCTTTTCGGGAGGCCGGAAATCAACAAGAGCGCCATTGCGGCGCCCTACCTTATACGGGGGTTACGTAACGATGGTTACTGATGAAGGTTATTTTGTCGTAGAGCGGTTCAAGAGGGATGTATCGACCGTGGTCTTGTGCAAACTGGCGTAAATGGCGATTGCAACCTGCATCCCAGCTCACAACTTCGATAGCCCAGCCCCTTCGAACTGCGCGCTCCAGTTCGGTGATGAAGCCTCGGCCATCTTGGTAGCCGTTACCATCACCAGTGAGAAGCATGATTGTTCCAGGCTGATCGGCATCCAGCATTCGGTGCCCCATCTCTAGTTGAATTGCCTGATCAACAGCCACTTCACCGCCCGATAGGGCCCCGCGCTCCTGGGTATCTACTTTCACGTTTAGGCTTGCGAAGTACTGCCAAAGGGCATCGTTGTTTGGCGGCAAAGAGCCCCCAACAAACGCATAGTCAACCTGTCGGCCAGCGACGATAAGTTGGTATAGATTCTTGAAATGAACCCTGAAAGCCATCTCATGGCCAGGTTCACTTTGGGCGCACACCTTACGCCCCACCAACCATATATTCGAGTTATCCCAGAAGATATTTAAAGACATCACCCCTCCCTTTGCTTCAACCACTTAGAAAAATTTCACGCCTCACTGCCCCATGATTTCCCGGTACCGCCGCTGGTACTCTTCGTAGCTCAGGTTCTGCTGCTGCAGTTCGTACAGCTGCTGCTCGCGGCTCACCTGGGCGGCCTGCATGGGCTGGCCTGCCGTGATCGCCACAGGGGCAGGGACACCGCTGGGCTGCATCTCTGCCGTGATTGCCCTGGGCAGCGCCCACATCGCACCGCTGGCCGGGTCAACGATCAACAGGCCGATCGGGCCGCCGAAAATGATATTGGCCCAGTAGGTGCCGCGCATGCCGGCCGATAGCGGCACTGTCGTCTGCTCATAACCTTCCTTGTGCAACCGCACCGAATAGCTGCCGCGCTTGAAGTAGCCCGCGCTGGACTTGAGCTTGACCAGGTTTGGCGTAACTCCCTGTGCAACCACGGCGCTATCGGAAGTGCGGATCACCTCGTACTCGGCACCTGATGGCACCGTCGCGATATTCACGTGGTTGTAGCGTTCACCTACGATCGTCGAACAGCCGCAGATCAAGGAAAGCGCTGCCAACAATGCACCTGATTTGAGTGTCCCTTCCATTGTCATCGTCCCTATGTCGCGAGTTACCGCCGACGGCGGCGCAATTCCATTTCGATGGCATCGATATAGGCCTGACTATCCACCATCAGGCGTCCTTCGACTCGGCGAATCCGCATCATCCAGGTCGACAGGATGGCCATCAGAATAATCGAGGGAGCCAGCACGTAGGGCATCGTCTGCGGCGAAAGGGTGAGCAGCCAACCGGTAAGCAAGCCCGCCGCAAGAAGCATTAGCCCTGCAATCAGCATCAGGCAAGGCATGTTCAACCAGAAACCTCGCCAGCCGCTCCACCACTGGGCCTTCCAGTGCGCCAGATGGGCACGCAGTTCGGCAAGGTCCAGATCGGCCCATGAACGCTTCTGCTCAGGGGGGTTGAACACGATCTGCGTGCCGCCCAATGAAATATTGCCGGTGTTGTTGCCGCCCACCGTGATTGAGATCGAACGTTCTTTACCGTCCTTTGGCATGGCCTCGATTTCCTTACCCAGCTTTTCAGCGAGTGCCATTAGATCGTCATCCTTCATTCCCCACTCCTTTTTGTGCGCAGTGCGCTACCGGTTCACCACGAGCTTCAAAACCCTCTGTAGCTTGTCGTCGTCAACCGTTTCTTCTTTAGCCAAAAACTTGTAGACATCCACCGCCGCGAGCATCAGGCGCTCGCTCTCCCAGCGCCGCCCCGCATCCTTGGCGGCTTTCGTCAACATGGTGACGATGCGGCGCATCAGTTCCTCGTCAATTTCAGCAATCCCAGCCGTGACCGAATCAGCGTTTTCGGTCATATCGGCAGACGTCTGCCGATTTGAGCGCTGCCCAGTCACCACATAGAGCACATCCATCCCGTGCGCTGCCCAAGCCGCCAACACGGTGGCGTTTGGCGCCGCTGCACCTTTCTCCCAGTTGATCTGCGAGTGCTTGGAGGCTCCCGCCAAGGCAGCAAAGTCCGTCTGGCTGAAGCCAAGACGCTCCCTCTCAGCCTTAAGCCGAGTGGCAAGGTTCATAAATATCTACCAATCGCTTGACTGGTAGAGAATTCTCTACCATCATCCACCACACACCACAGCGCTTTACCTCGCTTCTCCACGAACCAAAGCGCTATGGCACCCAAATAAAACCGCAATCTACCACACGAGGCCCTGCATGAAAGGCAGTCGAAAAATCCCCAGCGCGGCCCCGCTGCCGTACCCGCAAACGCCGGACACTGCCAAGGCCTGGTTCACCCGGCATGGCATCAACAAATCGGCCTGGGCCCGCGACCTCGGTATCGACCGCATGGTGATGGTCGACCTGCTACGCGGGCGCCTGAAGGGCTTGCGCGGCGAGGCGCACCGCGCCGCCATCGCCCTCGGCCTCAAAGCCAACCCCGAATCCACCAGTAAAGCTGCGTGAGGGTTACCGCCATGCCTATCGAGCACATCACTCTGCAACCGCACCCGCTGGACGCCTGGCGGCGTGCGCTGGACATCTTGATCGCCTGTGCCCCTGGCCATCCGGCTGACGTGGGCAATCACCTGCGCGACGCCGCCATGGGCATGGGAGCCAAGCCCTCCCTGAGCGAGCAGGAGACCCGGCTGGTACAGCGCCTGCTGATCGCCGCCGATGTCGCCATGCACCAAGCCGATTCTCGGTCTCTCGAACGCAAGGTCTCCTCTCGTCTGACCGTGATGGTCGAGGGCACCGATTACGACGTGTCCGGTATACCGGGCGTGTTGGTCGGCGACGTGATTCGCGTTGACCTGGACAACATGCCGCCCGTGCTCAATCGGAATGCTATCGGTCGCGGCTTTCAAGGAAGGCTTGATCCATTCGCTCCCATTCGGCTGCCAACCCCTGCATCGCCTGATGCGCCTGCTCAGCCAGCGGATGCTCGCCCCACTGAAACGTCCGTAAGTCCTGCATCAGCGCCTCGGTGTCCAGCCCCTGCTGCGCCAGGCGGCGAACCAGTAGAGCCCATGCATACGTCGTCGCAGCCAGGCGGACCTGAAGCTCATCGGTATTCAGACGATCCCGCATAACCCGTTCCTCGTTGGTGAATGTGCCCCAACAGACTGGCCTTCCGGTAATGCCTTTGCCAACGGTGAAAACAGGAATTTGTTTGGACGCTCACGCAGCGGCCAACGAGGAGCACCATCCAATGACCCGCCGCATTTGGAAACACTGGGTACCACGCTCGCCCGCAGAGGCGATGGAGGGGTGTGCGCGTCGTGCCCTGGAGCGACACAACCGAGGCATCGAGCGGCTGGCCACCGAGCACCTCGGCCAGAACAACGCCAGCACGCTCTACAAGTGGATGGGTAACGGCAAGCTGCCGCTCACCCTGGTGTTGCCCTTCGAACATGCCTGCGGCCTGCCATTGATCACCCGCTATCTGGCAGCCGCTCACGGAAAGCTGCTGGTGGATGTACCGGTCGGTAAGACCTGCAACGCCACCGATGTGCAGCAACTACAAACGGTGCTGCATAACGCCACCGGCGCGCTGATCGCGTTCTATGCCGGCCAGCAAACTGCCGAGGAAACCCTGGATGCCATCCGCGCCGGCCTCAGTTCTCTGGCCTGGCATCACGGGAACGTGGCCAAGCACGAAACACCCCAACTCGACTTTGGAGGCCCTGACGATGAGTAAGGCCCAGCAGATCTACTACGAGACGTTCAGCGGCGCCCACGTGCGCAGCGACGAATTCAAAGCAGGCGTCCTTCATGTGCTGCTCCTGAAGCTGGACGGAGTTTCCCTTGAGCGCCCGCGCTTCCCTGTACCGAGCGCCCGCCTTGATGCCTGGATGTGGGGCTGCGAGTACGGCCACGACCTGGTCACCCGTGAACGTGAGCGTGAGGCAGCCCAGGCATGACCACCAAACGCACCAACGACAGCGCATTGCGCGTGCTGCGCGTCCTTAAGGCGCTGCGCGGCCACACGCTCACGGGGCTCAGCAATACCGAGCTGGCCAAGGCCCTGGGTGAGAGCCCGGCCAACATCACCCGTTACATGGACACCCTGATCGAGGCCGGCTTCGCCACACGGCTGGAGACGGGCCGCTTCGCACCGAGCATCGGCTTCCTGCAATACGCCATGGCTACCGCGGAAGAGCTCAACCGCGGCGCGGCCCGCATCAACGAAATCCAGGCGCGCATCAGCGCCAGCCACTGAGGAGCAACACATGAACTACATGAAATTGGCCGCCACTCTGCTGATGGGCGAGCCACCACGCAGCGCACCGTTCCGCGAAGGCCTGGGTGCCGTGCTGCAGAACCGTGTCGAGCAAACGCCAGTAAACAGCCCGTACCCCGAAGGCAGTATCGAGAACGATGCCTTCTTTGCCGGGCGCATGCGTGCCCATAACGAGTTCCGCAACGCCCTGGAAGAGTTCGGTGGTGACCATGATGCCGCTGTCGCTCGCCTGCGCCGTATTGCCGATGACCGGAGGACTGCGTGATGGCGCGGAAATCCCAAGCCAGCGCCGAGTTGGTCGAAGACCCCAAAGTTGGATCCGGCCTGACCGCTGCGCAGCACCTGGTCGCTGAACACAACATGATGGTCATCAAGCAGCACGGCGACGGTCTGCCGTATGACCGCGACCGCCTGATCAACGAGGCCCGCTTCTACATGAGCACCGCCGCCGAGGCCATGCTCGAAGCCGGCAAGCGCCTGGTGATGATCAAGGAAATCGAAGGCCATGGCGAGTTCATCCAGATCTGCGAGGAGCGGCTGGGGCTCAGTGAGAGGACTGCGCGGCAGATGATGCAGGCCGCCCTCAAGTATCTGTCCCCCGAGCTGGAGAAGCACACGGCCAAGCTGCAGAACCTGGGCAAGGCCAAGCTGATCGAACTGCTTGCCGAGGATGACGAGGATCTCGCCGCCCTGGCCGAAGGCGGCACCTTGGCAGGCCTTGAGCTGGACGACGTCGAGCGCATGTCCTGCCGCGAGTTGCGCAAGGCCCTGCGCGAAGCACGCGAGGACAAAACCGCCCAGGGCCGCGTGATGGCCGACAAGGACGCCAAGATCAACGAGCTCTCCACCCAGCTCGCCCGCAAGCCGGTAGTCGAGGTCAAGCCGCTCGACGAGCAGCTCCAGGAGCTGCGCCTGGAAGCCACCGCCAAGACCGGCGCTGCCGAGGCCGCCATTGCCGGCGCGCTGCACCCGGCCATTCACCTGCTGATGGAGCATGAAGGCGAGAACGACCAGCGCACCTTCGTTGCCGGCCTGTTGGCCCAGGTCGAGCAGGCCATCGTTGAGATCCGCGCCGAGTACAACATCGATGCCGCTCCGGTTGCTTCGGTGGTACCGGCCTGGATGCGCGACAGCGCCGATGAAGAGATCGCCGCCGCGCTGGCCAACCAGCAGCAGGGAGCCTGACCCATGAGTGCCGTGATGACCCAACGCCTGGTGGTGCTGGCTCGTGAGATCGAGCAAGCACCCCATGGCAGCAAGACAGCCCTGTGCCGGGCGGCTGCCGCCGACCTGGGCATCACTCTCGCCACCGTCTACCGCAAGCTCAAGGAGGTCACAGTGACCACGACCCGCAAACGCCGTACCGATGCCGGCACCTCGGCTCTGGAACGGCATGAAGCGGAGCTGATCAGCGCGGTGCTGATCCAGTCCATCCGCGACAACGACAAGCAGCTCAGCACACTGGAGCGCGCCGTCGAACGCCTGCGCAGCAACGGCAAGATCAGCGCTGGGCGTGTGGACACCGACAGCGGCGAAATCCTTCCGCTGTCCATCGACGCCATCAGCCGCGCACTGCGCGCCTATGGCTTGCATCCCGACCAGGTACTGCGCCCGGCCCCGGCCGTCGAATTGGTCAGCCTGCACCCGAATCACGTCTGGCAGATCGACGCCTCGATTTCCACCCAGTTCTACCTGGCCGACGACGGCGCGCGCGCCATGAACAAGGCCGAGTTCTACGACGGCAAGCCGGAGAACCTCAAGCGCATCGAGAAACAGCGGCTGTGGCGTTACGTCATTACCGACCACACCAGCGGCACCATTTACGTCCACTACGTGCTCGGCGCCGAGAGTGCGGAGAACCTCTGCCACGTACTGATCAGCGCCATGGTCAAGCGCGGCGAGCAGGATCCACTCCATGGCGTGCCCTTCATCATCATGACCGACCCCGGCGCGGCGATGACCTCGGCCATGTTCCGCAACCTGTGCCGGGCACTGTCCATCGAGCTGATCATCAACAAGGTCGGCAACGCCCGCGCCAAGGGTCAGGTAGAGCAGGCGCACAACATCGTCGAACGCGAGTTCGAGAGCGGCCTGCGGCTGCTGGACAAGCCCAGCACCCTGGAGCAGATCAATGCCTTGGCCGGACGCTGGATGCGGCACTACAACGCCACGGCCATCCACACCCGCCATCGCCGCACTCGCTATGGCCTGTGGATGACCATCAAGGCCGAGCAACTGCGCATCGCGCCTGCTGCTGAGATCTGCCGCGAGCTGGCCATCGCCCAGCCCGAGAAGCGCAAGGTGACCGCCAAGCTGCGCGTGCCATTCCGCGGTGCTGAGTACGACATCGCCTGTGTGCCGGGCCTGATGGTCGGCGATACGGTGCTGATCACTCGCAACCCGTTCCGTGATGCCGATACCGCCCAACTGGTCATGACCGGCGATGATGGCCGCGAGCACTTCCACGTCATCGAGCGCATCGCCAAGGATGACAACGGCTTCGCCGCCAACGGCGCCACCCGCCGCGAGATCGGCGCCGGCTACAACGCCCTGGCCGAGAGCCAGGCCGAGACAGCCAAGAAGGTACTCGACCAGATTGCCACTGGCACCGACAGCGTCGAGGCCGCTGAGCAGGCCAAGAAGGCCAAGGTCACGCCATTCGGCGGCGCGATCGATCCGTTCAAGGAACAGACCGCCACCACACTGCCGACCTATCTACCCAAGCGTGGCACCGAGCTGGAAACCCGCGTCACGGTCGCCACCGTCGAGATCAAGCCGCTGACCTACGTCGAGGCCGCGAAGATCCTGCGTAGCCGCCTGGGCTCGTCCTGGTCGGCCGACTCGCTGGCCTGGCTGAAAGCTGAATATCCCAACGGGGTGCCCGAGACCGAGCTGGACGCCATCGTCGGCCGCCTGCAGGCACCCGCACGCCCAGGCCTGCGCCTGGTAGGAGGTGAGTGATGCTACGTCTCAAGGAAGTACTTGCCAGCCTGGGACTCGGCCAGGCCGACCTGGCCAGGGCGGTAAAGCTGAGCCCGGCGGCAATCGCCCAGCTGATCAACCACAACCAGTGGCCCAAGAGCATCAACCAGAGCCAGCTGGCCTGGCAGATCGCTGAATACCTGATGCAGAACGGCGCGCAGTTCGATGTTGTCCGCGCTGGCTTTGAAGAGATGGAGCCCCCGCGCGCCAACGCGGAGGCCCCTGCAACCCCGGAAACCAATGACGAAAACCAGGAGTGCCCCAACATGCTAATGGCTAAACAAGCCTTGCGACCAGAGACCAAGCGCGCATTCGGTCTGGTACGTGATCCGTTCGATGACCTCAGATCGGCTGACGAGATGTATCTCAGCCCCGATATCCGCTACATCCGCGAATCGATGTACCAGACTGCCCGCCATGACGGCTTCCTGGCTGTCGTGGGTGAATCCGGTGCCGGCAAGAGCACTCTGCGTCGCGACCTGGCGCACCGCCTGCGCAATGAGCCCGTCATCGTCATCGAGCCCTTTGTCCTGGGCATGGAAGACAACGACGCCAAGGGCAAGAGTCTCAAGGCCACGCACATTGCCGAAGCGGTGATGGCTAAGGTTTCTCCGCTGGAGAAGCCCAAGTCCAGCCCAGAGGCGCGCTTCGCGCAGATGCACACCACCCTGCAATCCAGCTTTGCCGCCGGGTATCGCCACGTGCTGATCATCGAAGAAGCTCATGCGATTCCGGTGCCCACCCTCAAGCACCTCAAGCGCATGCGTGACCAGCTGGAGCACGGCTTTGACAAGCTGCTCAGCATCATCCTGATCGGCCAGCCCGAGCTGCTGGTGAAGCTGAGCCCGCGCAACGGTGACGTTCGCGAGGTGGCCCAGCGCATCGAGATCGCCCAGTTGCTGCCCGTACCCAAGGGCGAGCTGGAACAGCATCTGGCGTTCCGCTGCAAGCACGCCAACAAGCAGCTCGACGAACTGATCGACCAAGGCGGTATCCACGCCATCGTCGAACGCCTCGGCAGCTCCGGTAAGGATGGCGCCAGCCAGCTCTATCCGCTGGCCATCGGAAACCTGTTCAACGCCGCGCTCAATCTGGCCGCAGAGATCGGCGAAAGCCGCGTCACGGCTGACATCGTGAAGGGGGTGTGAGATGGCTGCAGCCAATGTTCTTCCGCTCAACGCCGAAATCAATGCGCCCCGGCATACCCCACGGTTCGTCGTGCTGACTCCCGCGTTGGCCGAGGGCCTGCGCCTGGTCAACGACATGGCCCGACGCCTGCGCGCCGCTGATATTCGGGTCGAGTCGGCATCGCCGCTCGACACCATCGTATTGATCGCCACTGCTGATGCGGACCGCTTCGAGGAGCTGTTCAGCAGCAAATCGCGCGGTGTGTCCTGGACCACTGTCGGCAAGCACGCCCGAAAGTCGGTGTACCTCGGCGGTGTGCGCGTCGCTTGGCTCGTACCGGCGAAGGAGCAGGGCCATGACTGATTACAGCTCCCGCACTGCTGACAAATTCGTTGTCCGCCTGCCCGACGGTATGCGTGGCCGCATCTTCGACGTGGCTGCCAGCAACCACCGCAGCATGAACAGCGAAATCATTCACCGTCTGCAGCAGTCCTTCGTCGCCGAGCTCGGCTCGCAGTCCCCGCAGGAGCAGCTCGACGAGCTGCTGCGCCGTGCCGCGCAACTGAGCAACCAGATCCTCACCGACCGCAATGCTGAACACCACGAGGAGCCAAGCCATGGCTGAGTCCCAAGAAATCCAGATTCCCGAAGGCTGGGTCCGCAATGCGACCGGCAACCTGGTGCACGAAAGCGAGATTAGCGAGCAGGACAAGCTGCGCGACCAGGTGGTGATGGGCATCGCTACGGTAGCGCTGCGCCTGAACGGCGAGCTGAAGGCCCTGAAGGAAAAGGCCCTGGCCGAAATCGACGACCTCATCACCATCGCCGGCGAGAAGTACGACATGAAGCTGGGTGGCCCGAAGGGCAACGTCTCGCTGCTGTCATTCGACGGGAGTTTCAAGCTCAAGCGCATCCATCAGGACAGCATCACGTACACCGAGGAGATGGAGGTCGCCAAGGCCAAGGTGTTCGAGTGCATCAGCCGCTGGGGCCAGACCGTACATGAGGATGCTCACAAGCACCTCTTCACGCTGGCCACCAGGGCCTTCCGACCCACCAAGAGCGGCGAGATCAGCATCTCTCGCGTCACGGACATGCTGCGCGCCGAGATCAACGACCCCGACTGGAGGAAGGCCAAGCAGGCAGTCCAGGACAGCCTGATCGTCAACGGCAAGGCGGTGTACATCCAGGTCCAACAGCGTGTCGGTGACAAGAAGTACCAGACCATCCTGCTCGATATCGCGGGGGTGTGACATGGACCAGGACCGCATTCTCGAAAAGATCAAGAAATGCCTGGAGATGGCCAAGGGCAAAGGCTCCAACCCGAACGAAGCCGAGGTCGCTCTGCGCCAGGCTCACAAGCTGATGGAGGCCTACAACCTGGAGATGGGCGACGTGCTCGCCAGCATGGCCGGTGAAGTGACCATCGAGGCGGGGTCGGATGGCACGCCGCCTACTTGGCGTATCCGGTTGGCTCACACATGTGCGCACGCGTTCGGCACCCGCATGATCATCACGCAAATGTTGAAGGGGCATTTCGACGTCGTCGGTGCCTTCATCTTCGTGGGTTGTGCAGCAGCTCCAGAGCTGAGCGGATACGCCTACCAGGTGCTGGAGCGACAGCTGCAGAAGGCTCGCCGTGAGTTCTTGTCGTCGCCAAAGAACAAGCGATGCAAGCGTTCAACCAAGGTTGCCCGTGGCGATCACTTCGCCAACGGCTGGATCGACGCGGTTTACCACAAGGTGGATGAATTCGCCGGCGTCGACGACAGCATCGCCGAGGCGATCGAGGCGTATATGGCGAAGCACCACGCCGACCTGGGCAAGCACGAAATGAAACGCCGCAAGCTCAAGGCCCGCGATGAAGGCGCCGCTGCGGCCGGTTACTTAGCTGGCAAAACTGCGCAGCTCCACCACGGCCTCGGCAACAAGCAGGTCGCCCGACTGACGCAGGGGGTGTGACATGTCATTACTCAACGACTGCGACTACGAAACCACAACGCTGTTGAATGTGATCCAGAAAGCCGAGCAATCGGACGAGAACACCTACGACATGGTGCATCTCACGCTGGACTCCGGCCGGGAACTGATACTGCTGGCGGTCACTGCCGAGCAGCTCGATCCGATGGCTGATTTGTTGGAGTCGGTGCGGATCATGAGGGAGGAACGCTGAGATGCCAGCTCTCGGCGCCCTAGCCATGGAGGCCCTCGTACGGGCGAAGAGGAGGATCGATCATCGTCATGCCTGCAGGAACAAGCGGCTCTGGACGGAGGCTGAACAGCAACTGCTGCGGGATCGCTACGCCGACGAGGACACAGCGCAGATCGCAGCGGATCTCGGTCGATCTGTCGACCAGGTATATGCCAAGGCCTATGCGTTGGGACTTCACAAGTCGGAGGAGTTTCTTGAAGCGTGCCTGCAGCGCTGCGGCGAGCAGCGTGCCGAACATGGCCGGGCTACCCGATTCCAGAAGGGCTTGGCGCCATGGAACAAGGGGCTGACTGGCCTGCCGAGCAACGGCCGGATGAAAGAAACCCAGTTTCGGAAGGGCAGCAAGCCTGGCAACTGGCTACCGATCGGCAGCCATCGCACCAGCCAGGATGGCTATCTCCAGCGCAAAGTCACTGATACCGGATACCCACCCAGGGACTGGATTTCCGTGCATGTCCTGCTTTGGGAAGAGCATAACGGGCCGGTACCACCAGGCCACTGCCTCTGCTTTAAGGACGGCAACAAGCAGCACATCGAGCTGGAGAACCTGGAGCTGATCACCCGCGCCGAGCGTATGCGGCGCAACACCATTCACCGCTATCCGCCTGAATTGAAAGATGCCATCAGGACGGTCAGCAAGCTCAAGCGCACCATTCGGAGGGTTGAGCATGAAAAACAAGGTTGAGGATCTGCGAAACCATCTCTTCGCCACCATCGAAGGGCTGCTGGATGAAGATAAGCCGCTGGACATCGAACGTGCGAAGGCTGTCGCCCAAGTTGGTTCGGTGATCATCGAATCAGCGAAGGTCGAAGTGAAAGCCTTGGAAACGCTGGGTGGCCAGGTTAAGAGCGACTTCCTGCAGCTTACGCACCAGGGGAGCTGATATGTCGATCACCAAAGCCACTCTCAGCAAGATTCACATCGCCAGGCAGCAGTTGCGCATGGACGACGACATATATAGAGGGCTGCTCGGCCGCGTAGCCGGTGTCCGCTCGGCCAAGGAGCTGAATACCCGCCAGGCCAGCGCTGTGCTCCGCGAGTTCGAGCGCCTTGGCTTCAAGCCGGCGCCCAGCCCGAAGGCCAAGGGCAAGCCGCACAACTTCAATAAGCTGCCGGCCGAGATCGAGGTGATCGAGGCGCAGCTGGCGGACATGAAGCTGCCCTGGAGCTACGCCGATCGGATCGCCAAACAGATGTTTGGTGTAGCTCGCGTGGCGTGGCTGAAGAAGCCCGACCAGGTGAAAGCGATCCTGGCAGCGCTACACGTCGAACAGGAGAAGCGCGGCCTGCTGGAAAGCGTGGAAGCCCTGTGCGAGCAGCTCGGCATCGAGCATCCAGAACAGGTCATGGGTTTGGAACAGTTGCCGAAGGACTGGAAGCGCCAACGTCCAATTCTCAAGGCACTGGTGAAAGCCCTGCAGGATGCCGTAGATGCACGGAGGGCTATCTGATGCACCTGCAGTGTCCGTGCTGCGGCGAGCAGTTCCCGTTCGAGGCCGGCTTCGCCGACGCCGATGGCAAGCGCCTCGCGGCGTTGTTCGCCGGCCTTGAGCCGAAACTGGGGCGGGCGATGCTCAACTACCTGCGTCTCTTCAGCCCGGCCAAGCGTGGCCTGCGCACCACCAAGGCAATACGGCTGGTCGAGGAACTGCTCGACCTGGTCAATGCCGGACAGGTGCAACGCGATGCGCGCACCAACGACTCGAAGCCGGCTGCCCCAAGGCTGTGGGCGGCCGGAATCGAGCAGATGATTGCCGGTCGCGAGCGCCTTCAACTGCCGCTGGAAAACCATAACTACCTGCGCGCCGTGGTGTATGGCATCGCCTCTGACCCTGCCCAGGCCACTCAGTTGGCTCCCGCCAGGCCAGTGACCGCCGGCAGCGTAGCCACCGTACAGCAGGTGATGCAGGAAGCGATCAGCCGCATCAATGCGGACGAGCGCCTGGGCCTTATAGATAGAGAGGAAGCCGATCGCCGTCGCCAGGCGGCAAGGGGGAGCACATGAAACTCCGGCCACAACAGATCCGCCGGCGGAACAACATGCTGAGCGAGCTGGCGGAGCTGGTTACCTCGTCGCTGAAGAAGCACGGAATCAGCGACGACAAGGCCACCAACGAAGCCGAGGAACTCGCATTCCAGTTACACCAGCGCTGGGCGGGCATCACCTTCACCTTCCCGGTGAAGGATGACCTTGCCCGCAAGCGCCTGGAGCTGCACATCTTGGAAGAATACGACGGCACCAACGCCGACATTCTCGTCCGCCGCTACGGCGTCACCGAGGATTGGATATACTCGGTTCTCCGTACCCATCAACGCCGCCGAGTCGATGAGAGCCAAGCCAAGTTCGACTTTGGCGACGCCACTCCCTGACGAAAAACGGCGTTACCGTACTGGCAACGCCGTTTCATTCTTCATCCCACTATTTTCCGGCTTGTTCCCTTATATCCCGCTTTTATCACGCTTTCCCTGTAATCTTTTTCTCAAGCCTGCACAAGTAGGCAGCTCTATCCTCTCGGTTGCCGAGGCGTTACTCGCCCTGGATCTTGCTCAGCAGGCTGCGCGCCAGCTGC